GAGATCTGAGGCTGTGCGGCTGGTGCTGCTGCCGAGGCTGGTGCAACGGGTGCTGGAGGCGGTGCAGCAATGGGGGCAGATGCAGGAGCAGATGCAGGGGCTACCGGGGCAGGTAAAGCACTAACATTCACACCCTTGCGTGCCAATTCTCGGCCAATTGAGTCAAGATCACTTTTCGCTCTTGTGTCGCCGGCCTGGACTCTGCTTTGTGTTTGTTGATACTCCTGCGTCAAAATCTGAACAGCGTCTTTGTCTCGTCCAGCTTGCTGCGTTGGAGTAACTTGTGCGCTTGCAGCCAGGGCAGCAGGGGCAGCTTGTGGTGTCGGTACAGGTGCTGGGGCCGCCATTGCAGATGCTGGGGCAGATGCCGGGGCAGCTGGACTACCGGCACGAATTGCCGCCACCCGTGCTTTCAGATCAGGCGAATCTGGTGCAACATCGTCAGGGATGTTGTTGATGGTGATGCCATCTTTGGTGGTGATGGAGTACGGCATATCAGTAATCCACCGTTATGTTTCGTTGACCAGCAGCAGGGCGAGTTGCCGCAGCAGGGGCAGGAGCAGGAGCAGGCGCAGCTGGTAGTGGCGTTGCTGTTGGAGAAGTCTGTGCAACAGGTGCAGCCTCGGCCGCTGTATAGAAAATGTTATTTGTGTTTAGACCGTAGCCAGTGGCAATGCGCTCAAGTCCAGTACGAACTGTTTTCTCACTTTCTAATGCGCTGCTGTACAGGTTTTTGGCTTGACCTTTAAAGGAGTTGCGCTGAGAAGCATTTAGACGCTCACCGGTAATCAACTTGTTGTAAATATTCATGATGCGCTCTGGCACACCGGCTGCGTTCTGTGCAGTGGCAAATTCTCCCTCGCGCACCACAGATCCAGGATCAAGCATTTTCATGTAGCCAAAGATCAATGACAAGTCACCGACCGCACTGTCATCAGACGAAAGCACACGGCCATAGGCTGACTTGACTGTCTGATATGGCTGGGTCTGGTCGTTGTATTCCTTGCGGAACCTACCTTCAACCTCTGGTCGCTTGTCAGCAGGAATGACGCCCATTGCCATCTGAGCAGCTTCTGCCTCGGCACGTGTTGCTTGAGCGCCAGATAACTTTGCCGCAGCGTCAGATGCACGGATTGCAGCTTTAGCTTGATCAATCTGAGATTGAGTTAGGTTGATTTCCAAACCAAACTTCTCTGGGGCATACTTGGCTTGCGCTTCTTGAACAATGGCATCGGCGTTAATTTTTCGCAGTTGACCTGGTGCTTGTGCTTCTTCTCTGCGAGATTTCCGCACATTGGCAATGCTTTCATACCAGTCTTTTCCAAAGGTGGCGCCACCTACCAGTTCCACATTTTTAATGGCCTGATCTGGTGAAACTTCAGCTAGCTTGAGCGTGTCTTGCCATGCCTTTTTTTGCATGGGGTCTGTCTCTGCTTCTGCATATTGCCGTAACAGTTGCTTGGCAGATTCTGGGTTTGACTCCAAAGCCGCAAGCACTTGACCAGTAAATCGTTTTGACGTCGCCAGCTTTTCATCAGTCATGGTTTTGCCAACAGCTTGTAGCGCATCGAATTGCTGCTTGTTAGCGCCTATGAACAGGCGTTCCAAATTTTCGTACTTTCGTTCTGCTGGTGGCGTTGTAAAAAATGTGCTTATGTCAGTCTGGTATCTTTGTTGCTCGGCTTGTGCCAATGCTTGCTGAACACGTTTCTGCTCGTCTGCTTCGCGCTGCGCGTAGATGTTGGCAATGCCAGTGCCAAGCTGTAAACCCTGCACGGCCTGTGCAAACGGGTCTTGGACGTTTTGAAGGTAGTTGATTGGTTGAACCATGATTAAAATCCTGCCCGTTGACCGCCATAAGCGCTGCCCTGGCCAATGCTGTAACCGTTGTCACTAACGGCCGGCGCAAAAGTTGGCAGACCTCTGGCAATAGTGCCAAACATTCCAGGGAAATTAAACGCTTGGCTTTGCCCCATGATGCCACCAGCCGTAGCTGCACCTTGTTGCCCCAAAAGATTGGCAATGTTTGCGCCGGTTTGAGATCCAGCCGTGCCAACGCCAGCTGCTGATGCCTGACCAATCCTTGCAAGTTCGCCCGTTGCACTCAGTCCACTTGATGCCAGGTTTTGCGCTACCGTGCCGCCTGTTGCTGCCAAACCGCCAAGCCTGCCATATTGCTGGTTGATCAATTCGTTTAGCAATTGTGGGCGAAACTGAGCCAATGCGCCTTGAAGATTGCCGCCGCGCAAGCCACCTGTGGCAGATGCCCTTGACAACAATGCTCCCTCGCCTTGCTCGGTAAGGGCTTTGAATTGCTCGCCGCCACTAATGCCTGCAATGGCTTGTCGCTGTGCTTCTGGCCCTCTGAGGCCGATCAACGCCTGCTGCTGTTCAAGTGCTGGGGCGCCGGCCTGTGCGTATTGTTGGAGTGTTGGCAATGCACCAGCGCCAGCTTGTTGGTATGGTGCGTAAGCCCCAAGCGCTCCACCTCCAGCCTGGACGTAAGGCGCAAGCAACTGCTGTACAGCTTCGTTCTGCCTACGTTGCTCATCAATGCCGGCCTGGGCTGCGCCTGCTTGTGTTTCTGATGCGCTTCTGGTAGCGCTTGACGTCATTTGACTGCCAATTAGACCGCCTCCCACCGTAAGGGCTGTTATCGGATCAGGCATGATCAAACTCCTTCATGTAATCTTCAAGTTTTTCACCGTACAGCGCCATAATTTCATGCGCGATCTTGGTTGCTTCTTGTGTGCCGTGACACAGTGCAACCGCCATTAAAACCACATCGTAGTAACCAGCACGCCAAACAAATGATCTGGCATCTGCTTTGCCAGTGCGCTCGGCATGATCTGAGGCTTGCCATTTCAAAATGGCGGTGGCCACAACTGGCGTTAAATTGTGAGAATTGGCTATCCAGAATGAATTCTGATTCATGCCAACCAGGGTATTCCAGATCACCGAATTGAGATCTTCTCGCTTTACCGTATCGCCGTCTGCCACATCGTCAAAGACCTGGATGGCCTCATACAGCATGAGTAGCCAATCAACGGCTGGCGCTGGCAGAATCCTTTGCAGGTTCTCTTTGAGCCAATCTGTCATGCACAACTCCTGTTAAGGGCAGGCCGCTGGATGCCATAACTCAGCAGCAGAATTTTCGCACATATTCAATCCATCTCAGATTCGCGCTCTTCCCATGCCTGACAAACACGCATATCGTTGCAGATAAAGTTCAGCTTTTCGCAGTGGCCTCTGAACCCGGCGCCTTTGTCGTAGGTAGCAAGCGGGATGCGTTCGATCTTCACTTGGGTCATGAAGGTGTTGTCGTAGTATTCGCAGTTGGAGCAATGCTTGCGCCGTGCGTCCTTCTCGTTGCACTGCATAGCCTCTGCTAGACCTGCATAAAACGGTTTGTTTGCGCCTGGTTCGTTGGTCGGTACTTCGGGGCCATAGTTCCAATCTTGGACCGCGATGGCGTAGTTCTTCTTGTTCTCTGCGTTGGTGATGAATTCTTCATCCATCGGCAGGCCGGCAAAGCCTTTGGGAATCATCATAAATTGTTTCATGGCAATCCTTTAGGTGATTTCGCGGCCTGATGCGCGGATGGTCAATGATGTGGCTGCACCGGCAATCGTGCTGATGAATCCGCTTTGTTCAAGTGCCTGGCCAACCAACTCAGGGAATGTATAGGTCTCGTCTGGTGCAATGCTGCGAGCATCCACGATCAAGTTGGAAGTAGCCGCACTGCCGCCGCTGGTCACCAGGTTGACGCTAATCGTGACGTTGGCCGCGCTGGTGTTGGTGGCAGTGAACTTGTCAATCAGAGCCTTGCAGTTGGTGGCCGTGTACTGTGTTGTTTGTGCGTTCTCTGCCTGCTTTGCTGGAATCAGCACCTTAATTGATACAGTCATTGGATACCTCCGATATTGTTGACAGTGAGAATGATGGACGGAATGCCTGGATGCGGTACAGCCGCTGGAAAGGCAGTAATTTCGACGGTGAGATCAGTGACTGCAAACATCAGTTCAACATAGTCATTTGCTTTGAGATCAAAGAAATAATTTAACGATGAAAAAACTTCGGCATTGTTACCCTGAACTCTGATTCTGCTGGTGCTGTCTGTTACATCCACACCATTTAAACGAAACCAAAAGTCGAATATTCCTGTGCCACCAGCAGTTTTATCAAGCTGAAATGATGTGTCGAAGTTGTAAACGCCTTCTGTGTCTACCATTACCCTT